ACAAAGATACTATAAAAGTTTTATACTTCCAAATATTTTAGCAACTTTTTTTAAAAAAAAAGGATAGCATGGCTGCTATCCTCTTCTTTTTAAAACTAGAGCTCTATTGGCTTGTATTGGACGCCTGGGTGTTTAACGAGTTCCTAAATCTTTACTAAGTAGTAGAAGTCATTACCTTCAGCACCGGCCAGCACTCGTGATCTGTAAGCTAGTGTCAATCTCTACATTGTCTGCCTCTTCATAGCTAACAGATGCCATGCTGTTTCGTCTTCATTGGGTAAGATGTACTAGATAACATCTTGGCCGTCACCTTTAAAGATTCCTTTAACATTCCCGAATCCATCAGCAAACTCTACGGTAATGTTGCCAGTCCTCCAGCTTACATAGTCAACCTTTTGCTCGATATTAAACCTGTGGCCATCTTTCTAAACTATGAAGTCAAAATCTGCCCAGGCTTTATGTGATCCGTCGGTTACTATGCCCTCTGGCGCTTTGTCTATTATCTCCCAACCCAGAAGCTCCATTCGATGCATATTAGCTGCTTCATAGAGGTCGGATTTGCTCTTGCAACGTTTAAAGTTATTGTAGTTCATCTTTTGAAACGTTTTAAGAGATAAGGACAAAGCAAATCTATTAGTAATGGGTTGATCTGTTTACGAGTAAGCAGCTCTCTGTGCTTATTAACAAACAAGCAAGCTCTCTAAACACTAAAGACGGCAATCAAAGCCGTGAAAATAAAAGCTAAATTCTGCATAATAAGGTGGTTAACTGTTAACGTGTTTAATCATCTTCCGAACTTTATATATACTAAGCCCGAACTTCTCCCCTATGCTCTTTATTGTAAACAATGGGATGTCTTCTTTGTTTGCTCTTAAAAAATCTATACAGAGCTTCTCTTTGTCTACTGTTTTCATTTCGTTTTTAAATTAATGGCTCTAATATCTTCCCAGACGTAGAGCCCAGAGTTTATAAATAATATGGTCAAAAATTAAATCTAGCCGCATACGCTGCTATTGTAAAAGTACAAACCAAACTAAATAAAAACAAAAAAATAATGCAAAAAGTATAAGAAACTTATTAAATGCCTTCTCTTCTGCTTATAATCTCAAATCCTTTATGATATTTTCCGTCAATTCTTTTAGTTGTAATTCTGATGTTGTAATACTCATTCAGGTCAGTCCCTTTAGGGCTTCTATTTATGCCCAGGATCGCGTAAATATCTTTGACCAATGCCTTGGCTGCCTTAGATGTTATGAACTCGCCAGGCGTCAAATTTAGGGCCTCTACGACTGGTTTATTTAAGTCTTCTAGTGCTTGTTTTATCTCGCAAACATGATACTTCATGGTTGCCATTTTAGAGTAACCCAGAAGCTCTATGGCTTCCTTAAGGAATGGGTAAGTAGTAAAGGCTTCAGGTATTACCTGGCCCGCTCTTAGAGCTATTACAGTTGCTTTAAAGTTCATATCGTAAGTTTATAATCAGTTTCTTTTTTAATATATCTAGTACCGTATTTAACCCAATCTGTAAACCCTTCAAGGTTTCTAATGTTTTTAAAGCCATTAGAGCGCTCACGATCGTATATTCTCCAAGCTACCGGGAAATTCTCAGGGTTGTTATTCCCAAGCATATAAATAGCATCAGCAATCATAGCGTCAAGTTCCTTTACAGATTCGGCTGATGCGTCTTTTTTGTAATTGTTAAAAATATCAGAAGTGATAACTATTTCGCCTTTAGTCTGCGAGATAAAGCCTTTAGCTTCAAGACTTGCGAGTAAAGGCTTGATAGTCTTAGGATCAAGCCCAACCCATTCGCAAAGCTTCTTTTTGGTTTTAAAGGTGATAGTATTGCCATTATCATAAGCGTTAGCCTTTAAACGAAGAAGAAGCGCAAGCTCTTTATAACTCAAGCCTTCAGCTTCATTTACTAAAACAAACTGCTCGCGTTCATGTAATGTATAAGTGTTGCGCGTGTTATAATCAGCAACCTTTACCTTTTTAGTTGTAATGTAACCTTTATTCTTGAGTTTAGAAATAGAAGTATCGATGGCCTTTTCTGTAAGCTCTAAGGCTTCTGCGATGTTTGTAATGTATCTGTATTCTGTTTTATCTCCTTTAGCATATTTGCTAATGTTATCAAGTACCGCTAAATCTGAAAGGTTAAGGGACGTGTCTTTGCACGCTTTGAGTGAAATTTTATGGATCATAACTTTGTTAGATTTTCCAGAGTAAGGTCGAGCTCTGCTATATTAGTATCTTCTTTTTAGTATCTTCTTAAAGGCCGCTTTTTGCAAATTTTCTCTAGGACTCAAACAATCGGCTTATGAAGCTCAAATTTTGGACCGATCCATTTGATAATGCCTTTATCTCTTAATATCTTGGTTTGTTTTCTTTTAATACCAAGAAGTTCGCAAATGTCTTTAAGTTCCGGGTATTCTTTGTTACCCATCTTCCATTTATTCATACTTTGTAAGTTTTAAAAGTTAAAAATAATCATCTGATAATCTAGCTCCAGCTCTGCACTGCTAAGCCTTTTCCTTAAAGCTTCGGGTACTTTCTCCTGACCCTTTCGATTACATAACAAAGATACTAAAAATGTTGACATGATCCAAATATTTTACCAGGTTTTTTTTGATTTTTATTAACTTTTTTATAGATTGATTCTATCAGCTCATAGCTTTAAAATTTTATCGATCAGTCAAAAGCGCACTATAAACTTTTGTGTTTTTTTTTGTCCGAAGCTTTCTATATATGCCTATAAAAAAAATCACACCTCAAGAAGGGAGCGAAGCGACCGGCTTGCTATATTAGTATCTTCTTTTTAGTATCTTCTTAAAGGGAAGTTTTTCCCTTTTAGGAAGGGTAGTTTTTCCCTTTTTTTTTCAACCTAGTAAACACAACAAAAAAGCCGACTAGTTTCACAACTAATCGGCTTACCACCCTAAAATACAGAAATTATGCTTTTACTTTCACGCTGTAAAGATAGGGCTAATATTTAACTTATCCAAACGAATTACGCAAAAATTATGCAGAATGAATAAATCCATGACATGTTTTACATAAAGACTAAAGATTACTGTATTCGAGGCTTAAATCTGGACGCTCTAAAATGCCCTACAAATGATGCACATCAGTAGCTGGGGTAATACGTCCAGCCAGCTTACATAACTCGCATAGGGGCTCATTTTGAAGCTTACAGAGCCTAAGATTTACCCATTGCTTGGACTTATAAAACTTGGCTCTTTCCTTAGCATTAGAGCTTGTCTTTACTCTTGGCTTTTCTTTTAATTTCTTCAGTGTAGGCATTGATAAAATTATTAAAGTTAAACTCGTGTTGTTCCTCATCTATTACAAATTCGTCACGTGCAACATCTTCATCTATTACATCGTGCGTTGCTTCGTAAATCCTGCGCTCGTGTTTATATCTCAAGTAATTCTAAACGTAGAGCTTCTTGAAGCATTCAATAAAGTCACCATCAAGCCTATAGCTAATACTCAAGACTGTAGTGTTAAAAATCTCATCGCTTAGCTCATCTGTTACAAGCTCGCGGTGCAACTACTCATAGTGTTTACCCATAAGCTCCATAGCTTTAGGGTTAATCTTCGCATTGTTGATTGCTGTTTTCATTTAATTCTGCTATTTTAGAGTTTAAAATAAATCTAACGACTTTAGAAACAGTCGTCCCTGTTTTATCTGCTACCAGATCCAAAAATTGCTTCTGCTCTGGAGTTATTCTTACTTTTAAGATTTCTGACTTCATAGTTTACAGTTTAAAAGGTTTTAGTAAATATATTACAAAAGTAAACAAAAACCTAACAAATGTACCACAAAGTTAAAGATATTATATGAAGGGGCAACTAGCCCAATACCTGCAAGGGGAGCAAGGGCTGGAATATTTCCAGCCTTTAACTAATAAAACTATCATGTATAAGATAAACAACAAATGGCACAAGAAAGCGAAAGAGCAAATGAAAGCAATACTCGACCGCATAGAGGTAGAAGATGTTGATCATTTAAACCTTGACCTTCTTGGGGATGCCTTAAACATCATGTATACGGCCATTGATATACTGGCCAGAGATGGGCTAATTGATAACAGTGGCGCAAGGCCATTACCAAGCCCTTATGTAAAGATTAAAAACGACGCAAAGACTGAAGCGTTTAAGATAATGCAAACCTTTGGGCTTAATCCTCTTGCTCGTAAGAGACTTAAAGCCGGGACAGTCTCAGATGAATCACCTTTAAGCAATTTACTCGATGAACTTAAATAATGCATCAGAAGCGATTACATACGCTAAGGATGTTGTAAATGGTAATGTAAAGGCTGGGCTATATATCAAGCAGGCATGTCAGCGATTCTTGGATGATCTAGACGTTTACGAATTCAACGAGAAGAAGGTTAACAACTGTCTTAAATTCATGAACTGCCTTAGGCATTACGTAGGGAAGAGTTCAGGTTCAAGATTTATACTTTTACCGTTTTAGGTGTTTATAATAGCTAACATAGTTGGTTTATATAAAGACGGACACAGGAAATACACACAGAGCTATATACAGCTTGCACGTAAACAAGGCAAAAGCTTTCTAGCTTCTGCGCTATGTCTTTACTTCTTACTTGCAGACGGTGAAGCCTCAGCAGAGGTATTATTATTGGCAAACTCACGAGAGCAAGCAAAGACAGTAGACTTTAAGACAGTCTCAACACTTATAAAACAACTCGACCCTAAAGGCAAGATGACTAACGTCTTCAGGGACTCAATAGATGTACCAAAGACAATATCCAGGCTAAAGGTATTATCTGCAGAAGCAACATCAGGCGACGGATATAATTGCAGTTTTGGTTTGATCGACGAATTCCATGAGGCCCCAGATCAAAAGATGAAAGACTTAGTAGTAAGCTCCCAGGGAATGCGAGAGAATCCACATTGTTGTATAATAACAACTGCAGGGTTTGACTTATCCAAGCCTTGCTATAATCTCAGGAGCTACTGTTTAGAAGTATTAGCTAAGGTAAAAGAAGATGATACGCTTTTTGCGGCTATCTATGAACTTGATGAAGATGATGATTACACAGACGAGGAAAACTGGATAAAAAGCAATCCTGCGCTAAATCAGACAGTAACACTTAAATACATCAGGGAGCAAGTAAATAAAGCAAAGAATAACCCATCGGATGAGGTAAGTGTTAAAACTAAGACTCTTAACATATGGTGTCAATCTGCGGACGTTTGGCTTTCTGAGAATATAATTAATAAGAATACCCAAAACATTAACCTTGAAGACTTTAAAGGCTGTATAGCTTATTTAGGCGTTGATTTAGCAGCCGTCAGCGACTTAACAAGCTTATCAGCCTTAATACCAAAAGACGGCAAGTATTACTACAAGACTTTCTATTACGTACCGCAGAGTGCTTTAGAAGACAAGGTACTAAAAGAAAGCTACAAGAAATGGCGCAACTAGAAGCTCTTGACTGTTACCCCTGGGAATGTTACCGACTATGACTATGTTACGGCTGACATCCTCAGACTGGCCAAGATTCTTAACATTCAAGGGGTTTATTATGACTCTTGGAACTCGACACAATGGGCGATAGACGCGACAGCTCAAGGCTTACCACTTGAACCATTCGGGCAATCTATTGGCAACTTTAACAAGCCGACCAAGGAGCTCGAGAGATTGATTTTATCAGGTAAAGTTGTTATAGATGACAATGAGATTACGAGATTCTGCTTTAGAAACGTCCAGCTTAAATACGATCACAACAACAACTGCAAACCTGTTAAAACTCAGGATATAAAGAAGATAGACGGAGTAATTACAATGATAGAAGCCTTGGGCGGTTATCTTGAGACTCCAGTATTTAATAATGAAATCTTCGTATTATGAACATTTTAGATATATTCAAAAGAAAGAAACAACCACAAGAAGAGTATCGCGGAGTTACAATTGGGGACTATGTTAATTTTAACCAGATTAGCAATTATAGAGACAGCAGCGCTCTTAGTCTCTCAGCAGTTTACCGATGCGTTCAGGTAATCAGCGATGCAGTCGCACAATTACCAATCGAAGTATATAAAACAGATGAACACGGGCATAAGCGAGAATACAAAGACAGTCCAGTTT